GCCCGTTCCGAGCGGGCCGTGCCTGGAGCAGTTCAAGGCAAATCTCGGCCCGTTGCTTGAGCACGTCGAAATCCACCCCGGCCAGATCGAATGCATCCATTGGACCGGCGGCCCTATCGCTGTCCTGATCACGGACGCGCCGAAGCGGGTTCCTGCGATCTCGGCAGTGTTGATGGAGTTGAGGGAGGCGTTGCAGCTCGGTGCGATCATGGCGTGGCAGGATTTCTGCCACTTCCCGAGCTACGAAATCCCCGCCTGCCTGTATCGCCTGCGGCACCATATCGAATTTGTAGAAGCGGTCGTGCCGGGCACTACGTTGGCGTTCAGCGTGGGGTCTCAGTGGGGTTTGGACGAGGTTTCGCTGAAGGCGCTGGCACTGTCTCGCTGGACCCCGGCTGAAATCTACCAAGCGTGGGATTACTGGGCAGAGTTCATCCCGCCGGAAAAGGCTCCGCTGTTCCAGTGCGGTGCGGCAATGTTCCTGTGTGACATCGGTCACTCGAGTGAGGCTGTAAAGCAGTTGGAGCCGGTCATGTCGGACCCGAGCGTGATCAAAAAGTGGGCCTACCTCCGGCAGAATCGAGCTGACTTTGTCGTTCGCTACGCCCCTCTGTTCGCAAAAATGGCGCAAGCGGCGTGATCACGGTTCTGACCTGGCTCTGGCGCCAACCGACGATGCGCACAGTCTATACCGCGCATCACGTCAATATCTGGGCGTCGATGGTGTCGCGCAATCTGGTGATGCCACACCAGCTGGCCTGCGTTACGAACACGCCGCAAGGTATCGACCCGAGGGTTCGCATCATCACGCCGCCCGGCGAGTTTGAGGGTGTGCGGACTGACCGGTGGGCAAATGGTCGGCCGAGTTGTTATCGCAGGCTGGCGATGTTCCGGCGCGACGCCGCGGCGATATTCGGCGAGCGGTTCGTCTGCATGGATCTGGATGTCGTTATTGGTGGGGTGCTCGACCCTTTGTTTGACCGGCCTGACGATCTCGTGATCTTCAACGGCACGGCACCGAATCGACCGTATAACGGCAGCATGGTGATGCTCCGGGCCGGGTGCCGCCCGCGCGTCTACGAGGAATTCACCGAGACCGGGGCAATCGAAGCTGGCCAGAAGTACGCGGGTTCCGATCAGGCGTGGCTCGCACACGTTCTGGGTGACGACGAGGCTACGTGGGGCGAAGCGGACGGGGTGTTCTGGTGCGGCCCCAGCTACAAACGCCTACCGCTGCCGCCGCGGGTTCTATTTTTCCCTGGTTCGCTGAAGCCGTGGACAGCGGCGCTTTACGATGGGTTCGTGAAAGCAAATTACCGGATCACCGGCGAAAGGGAGGCCGCATAGTGCGTATATTCGGCCTCAACATCACTCGGGACAGCGCCCCAGAGCAAAAGGCGCTTGATACGGTCTCGCCGGGCCGAGGCGGCTGGTTTCCGATCATCCGCGAATATTTTCCGGGAGCGTGGCAGCAGAACGCGCCGCCTATCAGCGCAGAAAGCGTCCTCGCCAATCACGCCGTTTTCGCTTGCCAGACCCTGATCGCGAGCGACATTTCGAAGCTTCGCGTCAAACTGGTCGCTCAGGATAGCGACGGCATCTGGAGCGAGGTTAAGAACCCGGCCTATTCTCCGGTGCTGCGCAAGCCCAATGGCTATCAGAACCGCATCCAGTTCTTCGAAAGCTGGGTGCTGTCCAAGCTCCAGCGCGGCAATGCATATATCCTGAAGCGCCGGGACGGACGCGGGGTCGTCGTGGGCCTCTATGTGCTGGCCCCCGATCTGGTCACGCCGCTAGTCTCGTCCAGCGGGGAAGTGTTCTACGAGCTTCGCGCGGACAACCTGAGTGGCGTGGAAGAGAAGGTCGTCGTGCCGGCGCGCGAGATCATTCACGACCGCTTCAATTGCCTTTTCCATCCGTTGGTGGGCCTATCGCCGATTTTCGCCAACGGACTTGCGGCCACCCAGGGTATCGCGATCCAGAACGCCAGCACGAAGCTGTTTCAGAACGGTGCACGACCCGGCGGCATTCTTACCGCTCCAGGCGCAATCGCAGACGAGACCGCCGCGAGGCTCAAGGCCTATTGGGATGAGAATTATAGCGGTTCGAACGCGGGCAAGGTCGCCGTGCTCGGGGATGGTCTGAGGTACGAAGCGATGTCGATGAAATCCACCGACGCGCAGCTTATCGAGCAGTTGAAATGGACCGCGGAAGTCGTCTGCTCGACGTATCACGTCCCGCCCTACAAGATCGGCGTCGGGGCGCTGCCGAGCTACAACAACGTGCAGGCGCTCAACACCGAATACTATTCGCAGTGCCTACAAGTGCTGATTGAGGCGATAGAGCTTTGCCTGGATGAAGGACTGGCGACCGGCGAAGTGCTCGGCACTGAGTTCGACATCGACAATCTGCTGCGCATGGACAGCGTGACGCAGATGCAAGTGCTGAAGGACAGCGCTGGTATCCTCTCGCCGAATGAGCAACGCGCGAAACTGGACAAGAAGCCGCAGCCCGGCGGCGAAAGCCCGATGCTTCAGCAGCAAAACTATAGCCTCGCCGCGCTGGCGAAGCGTGATGCACAGGAAGACCCGTTCAACCCCGCGGCCCCCGCGCCAGCGGAGCCGGCGGCAAACGACAACGCCGAAGAGCAAGCCCGGCAGGCTCGAGCCTCCGTTGCTCTATTCGAGAAAGACCTTCGGGAGGCCCTGAATGCTTGACACGAAGGCCCTAGCCGAAGCGACGGCGCTCATCGTGCGCGAGCATGTGGACAAGGCGACAGCACCCCTGATCGAGCGCATTGCCGTGCTTGAATCCCGCGCTCCGAAAGACGGCGAGCCGGGCAAGGACGGAGCCGATGGCGCAAGCGTAGATCCCGCCGAAGTGGAGCGCATGATCGCCGAGGCTGTCGCCAAGGCGGTTTCGGAGATCCCCGCGCCCCTCGATGGCAAGGATGGCGCTGACGGCCAAGCCGGGAAGGATGGACTTCACGGCGAGCCGGGAGCCAAGGGCGCGGACGGCAAGGACGGCGCTGGCATCGGAGACTTGCTCATCGATCGCGACGGCGCGCTGGTCGCCACCTTCACGGACGGGCGCACAAAGTCCCTGGGCGTGGTCGTGGGCAAGGACGGCGCGAACGGCAGGAATGGGGCGGCTGGGTTAGACGGGCTCGGTTTTGATGACCTGGCGGTGGAGCAAAATGGTGAGCGCGGTTTCGTTCTTCGCTTCGTGCAAGGCGAGCGCACCAAGGAATTTTCCTTCGAATTGCCGGTGGTTCTTGACCGAGGCGTCTGGAGAGAGGGCGAATACAAGGCTGGCGACGCTGTGACGTGGGCCGGGTCGCTATGGATTGCGCAGAAGGACACCGACACCAAGCCCGATAGCGGCGACGGTTGGAGGCTGTCGGTCAAGCGCGGGCGTGACGGGAAGGACAAGGCGTAATGGCCTCGTTGGTGACCCTGATCGAGGCAAAGGCCCATCTGCGGGTCCTTGCCAGCGATCAGGACACGGACATCACTGCCAAGGCGCTGGCCGCGAGCGACATCGTGATCGACTATATCAAACGACCCGACCACGAATGGACCGATGCCGACGCGCCGCCCCTGATCAAGGCGGCTATTTTGCTCGTGCTGGGCAACCTGTTTTTTGAGCGCGAAGGAGCGATGATCACCGACGGGGTGAAGTCGATCTTGCACCGCTACCGTGACCCGGCGCTGGCCTAATGACTGCACCAGACCGCCCCTATCGGATAATGATACAGCGCATGGGCGCGGCGGGGGACGACGGACACAACACGACCCCAGGCACCTTTGCGGACTATGCTGCGGAATATGCCGACGTTCGTTTCAGCAAGGGTTCGGAGCGCCGCGAGGCCGCGCAAGAGGGTGCGGGCGCTGCAGCCACGTTCATCGTGCTCAGCAACGAAAGGACGCGCGATGTGAGTGTCACCGACCGCATCGTTTTTGACGGCGCAATTTGGGACATCACCAGTTCAATCCCGTCCCGAGAGTTCAACGCATATCGCGAAATCGAAGCAACAAGATCATTGGCATAGGAGCCCATCATGGCATTTTCAGCTCGAATCTCGATCAGCATCGAAGGGCGCACTACCGGCAGTCCTGACGTTGGCGCGGCGCTCGCGACGGTCAACGAAACCTTCGACTTTCCGTTTTCGGACGGCACTGGCGAGGATCAGGCCAAGCAGGTTTATGTCGATGATTTCACCATCGCCGGCGGCACCGCCCAGACCTATGACCTCGCTGGCTCGCTGACCAATGCGTTGGGCGGCGCGGTCGTTTTCACCGCCATCAAGGCGATCGTCATCGTCAACACCAGCACGACCGAACTGACCTATAGCGGTGGCGCGGGAACCTTTGCGGGCTTCCTCGGCAATGTTGCCGACACTATCCTGATCCCGGCTGGCGGCTTCGTCGCTTTCGGCGACCCCACCGCGGCAGGCCAGACCGTGACCGCAAGTTCCGCTGACATTGTTTCGATTGATGCCGTCGCTGCCGGCGCGGGAACGATCATTATCATTGGCGAGACAGCCTGATCGGATATCTAAGCGCAGCCCTTCACGCGGTCATCGCCCGTATTGATGCCGATCGATGACCGCAACTCGGCCACCGACCCCCCGCCCGGCTTATTCGTGAAATCCCAACGCGCAACGGGCACGCCGTAGCCGTTCATTCGCAATATCCAGTAGTGGTCGCCCTCATTCCGAAGCTGGTTGTTGGCGATCATGGTTTCGACCGAGCAGGTGGCGAACGACTGCGCGGACTTGGCGCTCTCGACAGTCATTTCGACTTTCGACTGATACAGACCGGCGGCGGAGGTGGCGCAACCGCCGAGCGTGATTAGCAGAGCAACAAATGGAATTCGCATGGCCGAGTCCCCTTTCGGGGGAGGCTAGGCGCGCTACGGCAAGGGGGCAAGATGGCGCGAGGTTCTCGAATGGAGGGCTTCCGCGAAGCCAGCGCGGCACTGAACGATATGTCGAAGGCAATGGCGCGGGGCGTGGGCAAGCGCTCTCTCCCAGTCCCCGCGGCGATCTTACGCGACGAAATGAAGGCCCGCGTGTCGGTCCTCTCAGGCGTGACGCGAGACAGCATAGAAATAGGTACCGAAAGGGCAAAAAAGGGCCGTCCGCAAACCAATGTCACCGCAGCGGATATTGCGGCGATCCAGCTCGAGTTCGGTAACACCAACATGCCCGCCGAGCCGTTCGCCCGCCCTGCGCTGGACGCGAACAAGGACCGAATGCTTGCTGCATTCGGCGAGGCGCTGAAGGGCGAAGTTGACGCGACCGTTATCCGCAAAGCCAAGCGCGACGCCAAGTTGAAGGGGTAAGCGATGGCCGACCTCGAAACCGCCCTGCGCGCTCGGCTCAAGGCTGACGCGGCATTTGTCGCTGCTGGTTCCAACCGCGTCGAATGGGAAGAGCAGCCGCAAAACGCCGCCTACCCGCACACAACACTTTCCGTCGTTTCGGACATCCGGCCCGAACATTTAAAGGGTTACGACGCCACCCGGCCAACGCGAGTACAGGCCGATTGCCGCGCCGTCACGTCGAAGGCCGCAAAAGCCATGGCACGGGCGCTTATCGCGGCTCTCAGCCCGACCGGCACATTCAACGGACACGTCTTTGGCCGCATCAAGGCTGAAGGCCCCCGCCCGCTCAACGAGATCGTCAACGGAGCAACAATCTACCGGCAGTCGGTGGATCTCATAATCTGGCACGTAGGAGACTAAAATGGCAGAAACTCAGGAAGCCTCGGTTGGCTACATGGGCGAAGTGTGGCTGCACGACGGCTCCGCACTCTACGAATTGCGCCAGGTCAAGAGCTTCGGGCTCCCGACCTATGAGCGCGAGAAGGCGGATGCGACGCACCTCAAGTCGCCCGGCTGGCGTCGGCAGTATATCAGCACGTTCTACGCGGACAGCGAGTTCGAGGTCGTGCTTAACTTCCGCCCGCTTTCGACGACGGACACGCTGCTGCGTGCCGCACTGGACGAAGGTGACACTCGCGCGATGAAGCTGGTATTCCCCGAGAATGGCGTGCCGGCGGCGCAGGTTGAACTCACGGCCAAGCTGAGCGGCTACGCGCCCGGCGAGATCACCGCCGACGGCGTGATGGAAGCGACGGCAACCTTCCTTGTCGAGACGATAAACAACATCGCGGCTTACGCAGCATAATGGCGACTATCCGCAGGGGAGAGGCGTCCTTCGCGGCACAGGACGGCACGGTCTACAAGATCGTGCTCGACTTTGCCGCGTTCGCCGAAGCAGAAGAAGCCGCAAACATGCAGGTCAATGACTTGCTGAAGGCGATGGCTAACCCTCGCCTGAAGCATCTCGGCGCGATTCTCTATGGCGGCTTGCTCGAGCATCATCCGGAAATGACGCCGCGCCGCGCTCTGAATCTGCTCGGCGAGGGCGAGGCGGTGGGCGAGGCGATTGCCAAGGCCGTTGAGGGCGCAATGCCCAAGCCTGACGCGAGTGCGGAGGGAAAGGCGCCGGCCCAGCGTGGGACTGGGACCGAGCGCAAGAGGACTGGGCAAGCCAAAGCCTAGACCCCGCGTCCTTCTGGAAGCAGACGTTTCGATCCTACGCAAACGTCATGCGCGGCCGCGCTCGCGGTGACCAAGAGCGCATTATCGCCCTAGCATACCAGACCGAAGTTTTCGCCCGCACTAAGGCCCTCAAGCCGCTCGACAAGTATCTGACCCCGACGAAGCGCACACCTAAGGGCGGGTCTAGCGAAGTGCTCGCCATGCTGCGGCGCGCGAAAGCCAAACAAGACGCGACGGAATCCAAGGAGGATGGTAGGGGGGCGGGATGATATTCGCGCTTCTTCAAGTCTTCACTGCTGGCGTCTCGTTCACCTGCACCCCGACAAGGGTCTGGGACGGCGATGGGCCTATATGGTGTGCGGAGGGGCCGAAGATCAGGCTTGCGGGTATCGCCGCGCGCGAGATCGACGGGTCGTGCAGGAGTAATCAGCCCTGCCCGAAAGCGGGGGCTATAGAGGCGAGGGATACGCTGGCACGCTTGATAGGCACGCCGCGCGGCCACTCTCGCGAAGGCCATGTGTTAGTGTCCGGTGCGCCGTTGCGCTGTGTTTCGGTCGGCGACGGCAGGGGCAAGCGGACGGCGGCGTGGTGTAGCACGGCGGCGGGGGTTGACCTGTCCTGCGCTATGGTGCGGAATGGCATGGCGCTGAGGTGGAGGCGCTATGATGGGGATCAGGTATGCGTGCCACGACATTAGCTTTGGTCGCTTTGCTGACGGGATGTGGCGGCTCAACTGTCGGGGCAGATGCGGGAGCGATCAGTAAGATCGCAACCGATACGTATGCGTTGGTTGTACGGCCCGGCGCTTCCGCCGATCAGTTGCTCGATGCTTCAAAGAAGAAGTGTGAAGGCCATGCTCATTGCCAAGTTCTGGCATGGGATGACGCAAGCAAGGCGGCGAGCGCGATGCCGATGCTAGATCGCGAGGCGCAAGCGGTGGTCTTCAGCTATTCCCTAAATCGCGCCACTGGATTTGAACGCGCTTTGTGGAATTGCGCACGCTTCAAACGCAGTTCTGCCGACGAATGCCTTGCTGTCAGCGGGCCAAAGGAGTAGAAATAACGGGCCGAGGAGGCGCGGCAAACGCATCCCCGGCCCTAACCAACCGAGCTGTTGAGGAGCGTCGGAATGGCTGATCAGCCGATACAACCTGTGTCCGTTTGTGTGAAGTGCCGCGGCGTCCATAGCGTAGACGCTGAGGGCGAAGAGTGGCGCGATATCGAAAACTATGAAGGGCTCTATCAGGTTTCCAACACCGGCAGGGTGCGCTCACTGTGCCGGCGTGTTGTCTGCGCCCACCTTGGCCGGGTTCGATGGTATTGCGGGCGGGTGCTTAGCGCTCGGATCATGGGCGCGGGTTATTTAATGGTCAGCCTCTCGCGCGGGGGTAATGTCCGCGGATTTTACGTGCACCGCCTTGTGTGTCTTGCCTTCCATGGCGCCCCGCAGCCCGGCCAAGAAGTCGACCATGGCGATGGAGATCGGACTAACGCGCACAGCTACAATCTCCGCTGGGCAACATCTGCTGAAAACGCCCAAGACAAGGTGCTGCACGGCACACATAATCGGGGCGAACGCAGTCCGGTTGCCCTGCTTTCCTGGTCTGATGTTCACGCAATTCGAACTAAGACTAGCCTGACCCATCGCGAAGCTGCTGCCTTGTACGGCGTGGCGCGCGAGACGGTGAGGCACATTCGCGCAAACCGCGCGTGGAAGCACCACTAGCGAAAGAGGTGACCCTATGGCGAAAGGGCAGGGCCAAGGGGTCGTTTTAGGATATCTCCGCTACGTTCTTGGCTTCGACAGTCTGGCGTTTCAAGAGGGCCTAGGCGACGCTGACAAGCGCCTGAAGGCCGCACAGCGCTCGCTCGCTAAGACCGCCGACAAGTTCAAGAGCATCGGCGCGACGATGTCGCTCGCGCTGACTGCGCCCTTGATCGGTTTCGGCGCCACGGCAATCAACGAGGCGCGAGAAGCGTCCGCAGCGATGGCGCAGGTCAACGCGGCGTTGAACAGCATGGGGCCTGTTGCCGGAAGAGCAGCAGAGCAACTCAAAGCCACGTCCGATGCGATGGAGATGTCGAGCCTCGCCGAAGGGGACGAGATTCTCCGCAAGGTGACCGCGAACATGCTCACCTTCGGCAACATCGCGGGTGAGAATTTCGACAAGGCGCAGCAAGCGGCGATCGACCTTTCGGCGCGCCTAGGCACTGATCTACAGTCGTCGGCCATTCTCGTTGGCAAAGCGCTCAACGACCCGACGAAGGGTATGGCGGCGCTAGGCCGAGCTGGTATCCAGTTTAGCACCGACCAGAAGGCTGCAATTGCCGCCTTGGTGAAAACGGGGGACGTGGCGGGCGCGCAGGCGATCATCCTGGGCGAGTTCCAGAAACAATTTGGCGGGGCGGCTCAAGCTGCGCAGAACGCGGACCCGTTCAACAAGGCGAGCGACGCTTTCAAGCAAATGGCCGAGACCGTCGGCAACGCTTTGCTTCCGATCATCCCTGTCGTAACCGACGCGATTGTCACGGTCGCTGGCGCATTCACTAGCCTTTCGCCGGAAATGCAGAAGGTTGTGATCATCGGCGGCGCTCTAGTCGCTGTGCTCGGGCCGGTCCTTATCGGCATCGGAGGCATGATCAGCGCGTTCGGCGTTCTGCTTCCCCTGCTCACTGGCATCGGCCCTCTTATTGCCGGGCTGGTCGCCGGCTTCACCGCGTTCATCCCGATAGTCATTGCGACGACCAAGGCGCTTGCGCTTATGGCTCTCACTCCCATTGGGGCGATCATCACCGGCATCGCACTAGCTGTCGGCGCGGTTTATCTCGCGTGGAAGAACTGGGACAAGATCGTCGAGATTGTCCGCAACCTCTATACCGGGGTGAAGACCTGGCTAATGGATCGGCTTGGTGCTGTTTTCGATTGGGTGAAGGGCAAGCTTCAGGCAGTTGGGCAGTGGTTCTATGACCTGTACGACAAGGTCGTCGGGCACAGCTACATTCCCGACATGGTGGACGCAATCGGGCACCATATGGCGCGCTTGGATGCCAACATGGTCAAGGTGGCGCAGAACGCCACGATGGGCGTCGGGGCGGCGTTCAAGAAGCTCGAGCAGGATATTCAGCCAATTATGGACCGGCTGTTTCCTGAGCGCGCGAAGGCTCGGCAGTTCATCCTTGATCGCGATGCGATTGAAGGCGCTGCTGGCCTATCGCCAACGGACAGGGCGGAGGCGCTGCGCCGCCTAGGTGCGGAAAAGAACGATTGGGCCTCCGATGTTATCGGCGGCTCAATGCTTGGCGAAACCGTCGAAAAGGAATGGGCGCAGGCAGATGCTGCGAACGACAATTTGGCACAAAGCTTCGAGGGCATGGTCCGCGACATTTCGGGCTCGCTCCAAAGCCTTGGCAGGGCGATCAAGAGCGGCGACTGGCTGGATATTCTCAGCACCGCGATCGACGCCGGCCTGAGTATTTACCAAGCGTTCAAGGGCGGAAAGATCAGCTTTGGCGGCGCGCGCGCCACAGGTGGGCCTGTTAGCTCGGGGCGGTCGTATCTTGTTGGCGAGCGCGGGCCGGAGATGTTTACGCCGCGGCGCGATGGCTACATTCATCCCAACTCCAAGGGGGGGGCACAAAAGCCGACCATCGTGCAACTTGTTGTCGGTCCTGGTCAATTCTTTGAGCCCGCCGTCGCGGGCATCTCGGGCAATGTCTCGGTTCAGGTGCTCGCGGAAGGGTCGCGCGCTTCATACCGCCGTGGGCGTCAGCGTCTCGCATGAGCAGCATCGACCTCACTGAACTGAGCATCCGCGATGACGAGATCGTGCCATTCGAATTCGGCGGCCTCCTGCCCTCGGCATTGGGGGCCTCATCGGATCGTATCGCTCGCCTTGGCGACAGGTACGCAGCAAGGGTCACGACGCCGGCAATGCACATCGAGCCGGAAGGCCGTCGCTGGTCCGCCAAGCTCCTGAGGGCGCGAAGGTTGGGCGCGATCATTACGATACATCAGCCCGGATTTAATATCGGCGCGCCCGGGGCGCCGATGGTTGCAGAGGCGGTTGCAGGGGGGCGGACGATCCCGCTGGTCGGGCTTACGCCAAACTACCCAATTCGCATGGGCCAATGGTTCAATTACTTCGACACAGACGGACAGCGGTATCTTGACCAATTCGCCACCCAGGTCGTCGCCAATGCCGACGGCGAAGCGGAGGTCGAAATCCAGAACCTCCTTCGCGTGGAGCTGGCTGAGGACGCGGCGATCAGCCTGCGCCCCTGCATAGAGGGATGGATCGAGGGCGACTTCAGCATCAGGCGTCCGGTTGAGCTGATCACGTCCTTCAGTTTCCTAGTGAGCGAGAAGGCATAGCGAATGGCCGGATCGATCATGCTGTCCGGTTTCCTGAAGTGGGAGACCGGGGCCGGAGACGTGCGCCTTTGCGATGGCGGCACCTTCGTATTCGACAGCGAACGCTATCGGTCCAAGGACGCGACGTTCGGGGCAATTTCTGGTTTCGACCCCGTCAGCGAAGGCGTGGGGGACGAAGCACCGGCGGGCACGCTGACATTCTCGCCAGCTGCTGACGCCGACCCGACGGATTTCAACTCGCCGACCCTGCAAGGCTCACGCATCCGCATGTGGATTGGCGAGTTGGACCCCGACACGGGCTTGGTGGTCGGCGACCCTGACCTGATGCTCGACAGCTTGGTCGATATGACCACGTTGAAGCTAGGGCGCGGGACGCGGCAACTGGCGGTAGACATCGTCTCACGAGCCGAGCGCCTGTTCCTGCTGAACGAAGGCAATGTGCTGAGCGGCGAGGCGCAACGCCGAATCTACGAAGGCGAAACTGGTCTGGATAACGCCCTAGGCGTCCCGACGGTCGTTGCCTGGGGTATCGTCGGCGCGCCGCGAGGCACGGTATGAGCGTCATTGCGCCTCTCAAGCCATATGAGCGGGCCGCCGTCACCAAGGCGGTCGCGGACAGCTTTCGGGGTAAGCCGATCGACTTCGCAAAGGGCGTGACCTGCATTCATCTCCTGCACGCGCAGATGACGGCATTCGGATATTCACCCCCTGCGGTCCCGCATTTCGAGACGGTGATCGGTGCGAAGCGCGCGTTACGGAAATGGGGGCATCGCACAATCAGGAAGCTTCTGGACGACATGCTCGAGCGAATTGCGGCGGCGGAAATGCGCGTTGGAGACATAGCGCTCGGTCATGGGCATCCGTTCGAGGCGGTGGCGCTTAACGCCGGCAACGGAAAGCTGTTGGGCTGGCGGGATGATGGGGCCGACGGGCTTGTCAATATCATCCCAACAGCGCCCCTCATCGGTGCATGGAGGCTTATTTGAGCGGCTTCCTAAAGGGCGTCAGCCAAGTTGCAGGCATCGTGGCGACAGTCGCCATGTTCATACCGGGGGGACAGCCGGTCGCTGCTGTCGCCTCGGCAGTTGCGGTAGTGGCGGGTGTCGGCGCGCAAATCACAGCCAAGCGGCCACCAATCCAAGGCTCGACGACGAACATCACAATCGGCGCGAACATGCCATCACCCTACATCATGGGGGAGGCGTATTACGGCGGAAGCCGCGTTCACCTAGTCGGCTATGGTACGCAAAACGATGTCCCTAACGCCTATCTATTGGCGGTCGATGTGTACGGCGTCGGCGGGCCTTACAACGCGCTCATCGGGACGTATCTCGACTTCGCTCCGGTTAGCTTTTCCGGCGACGCGGCGGTCGGGCATTATTCGAACGACACGCTTTACCGGGATTATCAGTTAGGCGAGACCCCCGAGGGCAGCGCGCTCACGCCGCATTGGTCTGGCGCCCCGGATTGGGGCTCCGGATACAAGCTTTCGGGCAAGCCGGCGATCGCGTGGAACGCTCGCTTTCCCAAGGACGGCAAGCGCTGGGGCTCGGGCTTCGCGCAGACCGGTGCGGTATGGCAAGGCGTCCTAATCTATGACATGCGGCTCGACGGCACCTACCCAGGGGGCTCGGGCGCGCACCGCTGGGCGGACCCCGCCGACAAGGTTTCCTTCGCCGCGGCAAAGGCCACTTGGGTCTATTCGACGAACCCGGCGCTGCATGCTTTGCGCTACGCCTTGGGAAGCTGGGAGCGCGACGAAACAGACACCGATGCCGAGTACCAGAAGGTATTCGGAATCGGCCTAGATTGGGACGGCATCGTTGTCGCGGATTTTGCGGAACTGGCGAACGTCTGCGACGATAACGGCTGGACTTGCAACGGTGTCATTTTCGAGCCGGGCGACAAATGGGCGAACCTGAAAAGCATACTTCAGGCGGGCGGCGCCGAGCCCTGCTTCCGTAACGGACGCCTTGGCCTTCGGATCAACACCCCGCGCGTGTCGCTCGACACGATCACTGTCGATGACATCGCGGACGAATGCTCTTTCCCTGCGATGCAGAGCTATCGCGACCGCCTCAACACGATCATCCCGAAATACATCTCCCCGGCTCACAAATGGGAATCGGTCGCCAGCAACCCGGTTCAGGTGCTCGATTATGTCGAACAGGATGGGGAAGAGAAGGCGCAGGAACTCACCTTCAACCTCGTCACGAATGCGGATCAGGCAGCGCAGCTCGCGGGCTACGCGCTGGTGTGTGGAAGGGAGGCCGGCCCGATCGAGCTGGTCTGCAAACCGAGGCTACGCGGCTACGGGCCCGGCGATATGCTTACGCTCGGGCAACTGGGGGCAGGGGAGCAATTCGACGGTGCAGACTGCATCGTCCTCAAGCGCACGGTCGATCCCGCCACGATGAAGGTCTCGTTGACCTTGGTAACAGAGGACACCGCCAAGCACGAATACGCGCTCTCACTGACGGGCACCTCGCCACCGGCAATTACGATCACACCGCCGGAAGACCGGGACGATGTCTCGGCGGGGAATGTTCCCACGGCTCCGGATGCCGGGGACTGGTCTGCGGCAGCTAGTACGGAGATAGTTGCCATTGTCGTCACCGGAGACCCGCCCAGCGATATAACCGAGGGGCTGACCGGCATCCAATTCGAGTCTCGCGTGGACGGAGAAACCGAATGGACGGGAGGCACAATGGAGGGGCCGGAAACCGTCAATGCCGTGATCCTAGGCCTCCTGCCGGACACGGATTACGAGGTCGCGGTCCGATATCAAAACACGACGGGCTTCAGCGACCGGCTTATTCTGGGGCCGATCACTACGTCTGCGGCCGATATTGACTATGACGGCGGCGACGCTGGGACGGAAGCCTGATGGCGACGGTCAAATTCCGCCTTCGCCGCGATACTGCTGCGAACTGGACAAGCACAAATCCCACCCTTGCCC